ACCGGATGGCCGCAAATTTTTGGTGTCCTCTCGGCCCAAGGCCCAGCCCAAATCCCCGGCCCATGATTCAACCACAACTTTACCCTTTTGGACCACGTAAAAGAATACGCACCAACCGCGTTGCTTCTGACAAGTCTACATATTTATGCTTTCTTGACTAAGACGTGGTCCTTTATCTATAAATGATAATGACAATTTAGGACACTTTAACTCAAAATGCCGAAGCGCGATGCCCCATGGCGTTCATTGGCGGGGACCTCAAAGGTTTCCCGCTCTGCTAACTATACTCCACGTGGAGGTCCTAAATTGGACAAGGCCGCTGTGTGGGTCAACCGGCCCATGTACCGGAAGCCCAGGATCTATCGGACATTCAAGAGTCCCGATGTTCCCAAGGGTTGTGAAGGGCCGTGTAAGGTTCAGTCTTTCGAGCAGCGGCATGATATATCTCATGTTGGGAAGGTGATGTGCATATCTGACGTGACCCGTGGTAACGGTATTACTCATCGCGTGGGGAAACGTTTTTGTGTTAAGTCTGTATATATTTTAGGGAAGATCTGGATGGACGAAAACATCAAGTTGAAGAACCACACTAACAGCGTTATTTTCTGGTTGGTAAGAGACCGTCGACCGTATAGTTCTCCTATGGATTTCGGCCAAGTGTTCAACATGTTCGACAACGAGCCTAGTACTGCAACCGTTAAGAACGATCTCCGCGATCGTTTTCAAGTGATGCACAGGTTCTATGCAAAGGTCACTGGTGGTCAATATGCGAGCAACGAGCAAGCCTTAGTTAGGCGATTTTGGAAGGTCAACAACCACGTAGTCTACAACCACCAGGAAGCAGGAAAATACGAAAATCATACTGAGAACGCTTTGTTATTGTATATGGCATGTACGCATGCCTCTAACCCCGTGTATGCGACATTGAAAATTCGGATCTATTTTTATGATTCGATAACAAATTAATAAAATTTGAATTTTATATCATGATTTTCGAGTACATAGTTTACATATGGTTTATCAGTTGCAAATACAACAGCTCGTATTACATTATTCAGTCCAACAACACCTAATCTATCTAAATACAGAAGCACTAAATGTTTAAACCATTTTAAATAAGTCGTCCCAGAAACTTGACGTAATGTCGTCCAGATTTGGAAGTTCAGGAATGCTTTGTGAAGATTTAGTGCTCTCCTGAGGTTGTGGTTGAATCTGATCTGGATGTGGAATATCCTCGTTGTTGTGTAGATTGGGTCCTCTACGTTGTACATCTTGAAATAGAGGGGATTTGGAACGTCCCAGATAAAAGCGGAATTCTCTGCCTGAAACCGCGTGATGCGTTCCTCTGTGCGTGAATCCATAATCAGCACAGTTCAAATGCAGGTATATTGAACAACCGCAGTCCAAGTCTATTCGTCGACGCCGGATGGCTCTAGTCTTCGCTGCTCTGTGCTGTGCTTTGATAGAGGGGGCCTTCGAGGAAGATGAACTGGGCATTTTTGATCGTCCACTCTCTTAGGCTTTCATTTTCCTCTTTATCGAGGAAATCTTTATAAGATGCCCCCTCTCCTGGATTGCACAGCACGATTGATGGGATTCCTCCTTTAATTTGAACTGGCTTTCCATATTTACAGTTGGACTGCCAATCCCTTTGGGCCCCTATCAATTCTTTCCAGTGCTTTAGCTTTAGGTATTGCGGAGCGACGTCATCAATGACGTTATATTCGGCTTCGTTTGAGTAAACCCTAGAATTGAAATCCAGGTGACCGCTAAGATAATTGTGCTTGCCTAACGAACGGGACCACATCGTCTTCCCCGTTCTTGAGTCACCTTCTATGATTATACTTCTAGCTCGCATTGGCCGCGCAGCGGCATCCCTCCCAAAATAATCATCAGCCCACTCCTGTAACTCTTCTGGAACGAGAGTGAACGATGATAACGGAAATGGACATGCCCACGTTTCAGGTGGCTGATGAAAGAGGCGCTCGATGTTAGCCTTTATGTTATGATAGTTCACAATAAACGTTTTTGGATCACCGGCTTTTATAATGTCGAGAGCCTCTCCCGCACTTCCTGCGTTGATGGCGTTGTGATAGACGTCGTCCTTGCTAGATTTTGTACCCCCAGAGACCTTGTATTTCCCGGACTCACAATAATCACCTTCTTTGGTGATGTAATTCTTGACGGCGTTGGCGTCTTTGGCTGCCTGAACATTTGGGTGAAAACTGGTAGACCTTCTGGGGTGAGCAAGGTCGAAAAATCTAGCATCCTTGATGTTAGACTTACCGGATAATTGAATGAGGCAGTGTAAGTGCGGGAACCCGTCGGAATGTTCCTCTCGTGCGACTCTGATATACGTCGGTTTGACGATTGACCAGTTAAGATGCTGAAGCATCTGAATAGCTTCATCTTTCGGAATGTCGCACTGAGGATATGTTAAGAAAATGTTCTTGGCTGATATACGAAAGGAATTAGGGTTCCGTGGCATATTTGTAAATAAGAGCCAGGACACCAGCGGGAGCTCTCTCCAGAAACTATTGTTTGTGGTGTCCTGGTGTCCCATTTATATCTAAAGGCTAAAAGTCTCTACCTAGGACACCAAGGGGCAAAATTGGCCATCCGCAATAATATT